CTCAAACTCGATGAGCCGAAAGACGTGCATGGCGACTTCATTTTGCGCCTCGTGAGAGAGGGCGTGTTGCGGAGCAACGAAATAGCCTATGTGCGCGATTGTTTGAAGGAACTTAATCTCAAGATCGTCGAGGAGTAATTGACCCCAGCCCTCGCCAGCATCTGCGAAGAGTTGGGCGTGGTGGTGATCCCCGTCACCAAGCAGCGCGACGTCATGGAAACATGCGCCGTGAACACGCTGGCGCGGATATTGAACGATTACGGCGCGGAACATCTGCGCTCCGTGCTGATCTCCATTGTCGAGACCACCAACAACAAGCGGCAATTGGTGGCCCCGGTGATATGGGCGGTTTCCGATTTGCTGCTCGCCCATCCCACATGGTTCAGCGGGGGATGGCTCGACGCCATGGACAAGATCGACCTAGCCGAAATGCATGAGAAGGCGAAGGCGAACAGGAAGGCAGCGCAGCCAAGGCAGGCGATAGCGACGATGCTTTACGAACATTTACGGGGTATGTTTGCCGAGGAACCGCAGAGGAGGCTTCTTTGAATTTAACCAAGGCCGACAAGAAAGTCTTGAAGCAAGCGCTCGAATGTGCGCGGCGAGATTGGTACCAACGGATGTTGAATGCGCGGGCTGGGTCAATGAGTAAGAGCCCACTTGACGACCCTGAAGCTGACGCGAAATGGGCAGCGCGACGAGAGAAGCAGATTGCCGCGCTTGATTTGGCTGTTCAAAAATTAATTGACAGGGGCGAGATACCGCCCCCGATCTCGAATGGAGCGCGATAGATGGCCATCCCATATCTTGAAAAAGACAGTTCCGATCCATCCCTGCCGATGAACCGGCCAATTCCGCGCCGGGCTCAAATGCAGAAATGGTGTTCCGCAGAAAAGGCCATCTTCGATGCCGTTCAGGTTGTCGAGGCAATGGCCGCCGATTCGCGCCTGACCGAGGCGGTTAACCTGCTGCATGCCGCTCGCAGCCAAGTTGCTGATTTTGTGGATGGCATCACGCGGGACGACTCCACCTCATTATCGCTTGCGCAAACCATCGAGAGGCAGCTTTGCGACCCTACTGTGCCACCGCGCTGGGATGACTTCGAAGATGCGGACTGGCGGCTAATTGCCGAGAAGCTTCGCGAGACTAGTTCGCACTCTTGACCGAAATCCGCTTCACCCAAGGAGTCCCAAACCATGATCGAACGTGATCCCGCCAAGGCATTCTGGATGGACAAGCAAATCTCTGAAATGACGAGGGAAGAGCTTATCAACGTGGTGTTGTGGCAGGCAGCCAAGCTGGAAGAATACTGGTCCCCGGCTGCGATCAGGGCGAGTAGCCTTGGTCGGGTTGAAATGTTCAAGCGAGGAGAAGCCTAATGTGGACGCCCGAGATAACCCGCGCCCGCTACGTCGAAGCCGCTCACACGGAGAGGTTTCTGCCAGCCGACCGCTTGCCGACAGCGAGGGGATATTGGCCCATGACAATTTACGATGCGGAAGACCGCGCAGGATGGGACAAGAAGGCCGAAGAAGATCAGCTTGAGGTTTGGCAGGGGCGCGGCACGGCAAAGGCTGGAGCTATTTCAAGGCATCAAGAATGTCTCAGTTGGACCGCAGCCTTCGTTGACGAGCGCCGACCGCTGACACTCACGATGACGAAAGTCCTTTGGAAATGGGCATTCTGCCGGGCGAACGGTTGGGACTTCGGCGCCAGTTGCGTGAAGATCGGATGGGCACGCCCCACCGCTTATCGACGCCTTACGGCCATTGTGGAGCAAATAACGGACAATCTGAACAATGTTCGTACCCTCTTGCGGGAACCTGATGCTCGATGGGTGAGACAAGAACAGCCTCTTGATGTACAACGTTCTGGCTGGCTCAAGAATTGTGACACAAGCCAAGCCATCAAGTTCACCCCATCATTTAGAACCGAAAAATCCCGCGATCTGATCCAGACGCAAGAGGATGCAGAGACGTTCGCGAAGTTCCTGGAGCGGAGGAACGCCCGGCTTCGCAAGCTCAATGCATGGCGGGATGAAAAGGTGGCGTCTTAGAGTTTACGGGTGGCAGCACCCAACTGGCTGGGAAGTGGTTAGCCCAGCCAGCAGCTATTCAAAGTTCGGGCGGCACTCAGCAAACCGTAGGGCTACATCCCCGCATGCTGTGCCGTTTACGTGCACCGAGCCTCAACCTGCGAGTGCCGCCCGATACCAATCTGACTGTGTACGTGGATAGCACACGGGGCGAGGGCCCATCGCCAATAGAGGCCAGGTTCGCAACTGGTCAGTCAGAGCAGTATTTGGACAATGTCCAGATTTGGACCGATTTCCTCTCAGGCCAATATCGGGCTCAACTAATTGAATGTGTTGGCAGAAAGGGTGATTTCCTTGAGTGCTCAAATCATCCAGTTCGTGCCGCGGCCCAATCCCAAGCGCCAGACGATCGATGACATGGCCATTGAGGTCATGAACCAGTGCTTCCCGTCATGGCCCGGCGGGATTGATGATCTGGTCCCCGTCGACACCAACCATTACCACGCACCGGACAAGGACCCCGCATGATCAGCCTCGTCAATGACTTCTCCCAAATCGCAGCAGAGCTAAAGCGGGTGGAGGCGGAGAAAGCCGAGGCGATCGGGTGCAAGCCGGAACAGGAAAGCGCGGCTGAACTGGGGGTTGGTAGTGCGCTCTATGGCGTCGCCGATCTGTCGGATTACTTCGGGTGATATTACCCGGATAAATCTAAATTAGGAACAAACAGAAATGGCTGGACGCCCCAAGGGCATCCCCAAGACCGGAGGCCGTAAGAAGGGCACGCCGAACAAGACCACGGCGCTGCTCAAGGACATGATCCTGGAGGCTGCGGAACTGGCGGGCGGTGAGGGCGGAGCGGTCGCCTATCTGCACCGGCAGGCTAATGAAAACCCCGGCCCGTTCATGTCCCTGCTCGGCAGGGTATTGCCCACCCAATTAACCGGCGACGCGGAAAACCCGGTTCACGTCAAAAGTGAGTCTGATGCTGGATTCGGCGCGGTTGTCGGCGCACTGGAAAGTCTTGCCCGAACCAAGTCGGGCGGCGCTGGCGGCGAGGGCGAACTGGATAACCAACGCAAGACCGGCCCAGCTAACCCCTGATGGCGACTGGGCCACATGGCTCATTCTGGCTGGCCGTGGATGGGGGAAGACCAGAACCGGGGCCGAAGACGCGGCCTGGTACGGTTTAAGTCACCCAGGGTCACGTATAGCGGTTATCGCGCCCACCTATTCGGACGCGCGGGACACCTGCATCGAGGGAGAGAGCGGACTGCGCGGGGTCATCCCGCGGCAGTGCGTCGAGGCGTGGAATCGATCACTGGGCGAATTGGTCCTGACCAATAGCTCGAGGTTCAAGCTATTCGGGGCTGAGGAGCCGGATCGGTTGCGCGGGCCGCAGCATCACCGGGCATGGGCGGATGAGCTGGCCTCGTGGCGCTACCCGGAAACCTGGGATCAATTGCTGTTCGGGCTTCGGCTCGGGGAATCGCCAAGGGTTGTGGTGACTACGACGCCCAAGCCAACGGCGCTGGTCAGGGCACTCTACCGTAACCCGCGCACCATCGTCACCCGGGGCTCGACCTTCGACAACGCCCAGAACCTCGCCCCCTCGGCGCTCGCCCAACTTCGCGAGAAGTACGAAGGGACGCGGCTCGGCCGGCAGGAACTCAACGCCGAGATCCTCGAGGAATCCGAGGGCGCGCTCTGGAACCGGGAGATGATCGAGCGGGCCCGACGCGGGTCTGACGGCCAACCCCTCACCAAAGCCCCGCCCATGAAGCGGATTGTTATCGCGATTGATCCCGCCATCACCGCCAAGGCGGAATCCAACCTCACCGGCATCATTGCCGCAGGGCTTGGGGAAGATGGCCGAGGCTATGTGCTGGCGGACTCCTCGGGGAAATTTTCCCCCGATGGCTGGGCGCGCCGGGCGATCCAGCAATTCGATTTATTGAACGCCGACCGCATCATCGCCGAGGGCAACCAGGGCGGCGAGATGGTCCGCCATACCATCCACACCGAGCGCAAATTGGCGCCGGTCACCATTGTTCACGCAAGGCAAGGCAAGAACGCGCGGGCCGAGCCCATCGCTGCACTCTATGAACAGGGCCGCATCGGCCACATTGGCGAATTCAAGGAGTTGGAAGATCAGATGTGCACATGGGAGCCACTTGGCGACATGCCGTCACCTGATCGAATTGACGCAATGGTCTGGGCCTTCACCGCGCTGATGATCAACGCGCCGGTTCCGGCCGCAATGGGCACCTATTCACGATCGGGCGGACGGTAAATGGCGGCACAGGATCAAGTCTCGCCGAAAACCCCGTCATCCGACTACACCTCGATGATGCGCTACTGGCAGATGGTGGAGGCCATCTTGGGCGGGGCCGAGAAGCTGCGCCAGCCGGTCGGCATGGCCGTGACCATGGGGATTGCCGGGCCCCCAACGCCGCCCTCCGTGCTGTCCAACCTCAACCGCGACGTTCAGGTCGGCGCGTTCGAATATCTGCCCAAGTTCGAGAACGAGACCACCGAGGATTACCAGCGCCGCCGCCGCAATGCCCCGGTCACCAATATCTATTCCGACATTTCCCGCAATCTGGCGTCCAAGCCGTTCTCCAAGACGCTGGAACTGGCCGAGGAAACCCCGGACCAATACAAGAAGCTCGCCGAGAACATCGACGGGCAGGGCAACAACCTCCACGTCTTTGCCTCCGAGACCTTCAAGGCTGGGCTCGACAAGGGCTTTGACTGGATCCTGGTGGATTACACCAAGGTGCCCCCGGGTTCGACCCTGGCCGATGAGGCCGGCAT